TAATGGAATAAACAAAAAGGAGGGTTATTTGCCCTCCTTTTCTTTTTTATTAAACCTTTGATAATTACTTACTGCCGAATGTATAGCTTTATGACATACTGAACATAATGTTATCAAATCTTCCAAATGGTTTTGCTCCTCATATAAATTGTCATACCTCTTATGATGTACCGATAATGACCTGTTTCCGCCTTCCTCAACGCACCAATTACAAGTTTGGCAGTGGTAGTTATCCCTCAACAAAACTTGCTCTCTAATCGCCTTAAATTCTTTTGAGCGGATATATCTCTGGTACTTTAAATATTCTTCACTTCTTACTTTCCTCTTAGTCTTATGAAGCAATTTACTTGATTTGGAATCCATAATTATATAATAGTAAATTTCTGTCGTCTTTGCATCCCGTCTTTATTCTTTAATCCCAAGTGTATTCAACTAGCTATACCATTCCTAGGCCTTTCATATATCAACTGGTCGAAATCAAATTCTTCAATAGCTTCAGCAATCCAACTTTGGAATACTTTCATATTACCATTAATTGGAGATATATCTGCTGCATACCCTGTTAAATGAGCAGAAGTTGAAGATCCTCCCACTGCTTTATTAAGCTCCTTATTCCTAAAACCAGAGGAAATCCTGATGCCTGCATTGCCAAGCTGATTGTCATCACAATACTTTGCCCATCTCTCTCTTATTGGGTCTAAAAGCTTCTTGACCAACTCTATCAGGTGCTCTGTTATACTCTCATCTGGAGTGTTATCTATATGCTTAATTGAAGCAGTATCAGATCTTGTTAATTCTTCGAGTGTGAAATACTTCATTATTTGTATGAATTATGCAGTTTATAAAGATAAATAAAATAGCACACTGCTCCAAATAACGTTAAACTAATAGTAATCCAAAAAGGAATTACTTTAATTAACAAAAATGCAATCATTAATAGTACAACTACTATTACATATTTTAACCAATATTTCATATTATATTTTATTTAAAATTATACTTATCTGTATTCCAGCTCTTCTTAGATGTACTCAAGTATCATAAGGCATAGGTGTATCACAGAATGATAAACCTAAAATGCCAATATCTTTATCCTCAGTCTTTAAATAAAATACTGCTATTTCATTCACTCTGTTGGATTTAAATGCATAATATAATCTTGGATCATCTGCTTCTAAACTATCTATATTACCAAACCATCCATCATTCTTAGAAAACTCTATAATTGAAGTATAGTCAGATAACAGGAAATCTTTATAATGGCTACTTACAGATCTTATTCCTGGTTTTACTTCCTCTGCATTCATTACTCCATAAGTAAATGGAAGTCCCCCTAATCCAGTAGTTCCATTATGATATTCAATAACCCAAGCTCTATCAGCATTTGTGCTTTGAAGCAATTCTTTAAGCTTATATTTAATCTTTAAAGTTGCTTCATTTCTTGCAATAGTTTTAGAATTGTGAGTTTGTTCAATATAGGTTACAACCTTATTATAAACAATAGAGGGATTAAGTGTAATAACCATTACATAGGATATAAATATTAATCCAATCCCTGCTTTAAATATCTTTAGTAATCCATATTTATCAACCCATTCTAATACTTTACCAAACCAATTTAATTTATTTTCCATTACATATCATCAGTGCAAGTACCCAGTGTGTTGTCAACTTGGAAATCAGCTCTAACAAACACTCCGCAGGTAATATCTTTGAACTTTTGATAGAATGGAGTATAAATTAAAGGATAAGCTATTTCAACTTCTGGATATAGGTTATTAAAACGATTAATTATATTTTGCAGTGCAAGCATACCTGCTGACTGTTCCTCCAATTGGTTGTTATCAGTCTCATCCCATCTTGATACGAAGTATAGGTTTAAAGAGTAAGTAATAGTATCTTCATCTACACTAAAAGTATTAGGTGTTATATAGAACACATTATACTCAATAGTTGGTAAGCTATTTAACTCATAAATGTCTTTACTTCCTACAAAATTGATGTTTGGCTCTTCTAATGCACAAGCTTTTAAATTGCTAATTATCTCATAGTAGGTCATAATTACTTACTCTTTTTATTGTTACTTGAAGGAAAATCATAAGCTCTTTGAAGAGGTCCCTCTCCAGGTTTAACGCTCCATCCTTTACCTCTTGCTCCACCAAGCCAAATATTGCAAGATGAGCTAGAGTAAAGATTGGGAAACATATCCTTTAATGGCTTATATGTATAAAGCTCAGGGAATTCGTTATAATATGTAATTATAAAGTCCTGTAAACGAGTCTTAAAGAAATCCGCCTTATCTCTATAATACTTCTTAATTTGATTTACTTGACTTGCTTCAGCAGCAATATCTTTCTCATCATCAGTTCTCATAACTCCAAAATTACCAAGCTTATAAGATATAGGAATTACTATCTCGCTAAGTACTTGATAAAGTAAATAAGGCTGAACATAATAGTCTAATAGCTCTTTATATCTGTAGTTATCAGAATCATCAATAGAATCACTTGGAAGTGGCTCAGGAGGTTCTATTGGATGAACTGGAGTATGAGGATCAATCCAATTAATACATTTCTTTTGTAATGCTTCCAATAGCTTAGTACCAATAGTTGACTGAAGCTCTACATCTTGAGCCAACTTAATTGCTGATTGAAGATACTTGCCAGAAACATTATTATCTAAGTTAGATTCAGATTTGATATAATCTTCACTAATTAGAAGTACATTTCTAAAATCCATTTGTTCCATATTTATATTGTCAATTAAAATTTTTATATGATTTACCAGTTCTACAAGCTCTTGTTATATTGGAACTATAAAAGTTATTAATCTCTCCAGCTTCTTTAGCTGATTTATATGTGTTTATAATATTGCCATCTAAATCGTATTGAACAACTTCTTTGCATCGTTGTTCAGATATAGCTAATTTAGCTTCTTCAGATAAAGAAGTACCTTTATTGGCAGGGGATTTACCTAATCTAGCTAAACGCATTTTCTGTTTAGAGTCTTTGGTATGGTATTTACCATAAAAATTATTATTTACTCCTTTTGCGTTTAAGCTCATTTTTTCTTTGGTAATCTCTGAGTGATGCCAACCAAGCACTCCTTCTCCACCTTCAGTTAAATTATAGCCATTATTTGGATTGGTAGTGTTATACTTATAGATTAATATTCTCTCTAATGTTTTAGCACAAGCTTCTGGTAATCCTTCTTTAACTATAATGTGTTCAAAACTGTCTCACCCATAATACTTAATTGCTCTATTAAAATGTTTATTGTTTTTATAACCTTGCCCTTTAGAACCTCACCGTTCTATTGGTTTTAAAGAGGTTATGCCAAAATATAGCTTATTGTTTAATAGATTTTTATGACAGTATATAATATGGCTATTCAACATTTTGTTTGCTATCTTCTTGTCCATTTGGAGTTAAGCTAAAAGGAGTTATAGTTATTGAACCTTTCATTCCAAATATCTTATCAAATGTATCTACTATTTCGACCTGAATTGGTCTAACTACTGTACGATTATAAAGTTTAAAAGCTTCATTAAATTCTTGTTCGTTGAATCCACTTGAGTAGTTAAGGCCAAAAAGTACACTATTAGCTCTAAATGCGCAGAATATCTGTTCTCTTGTCCTATCAGATAAAGCACTATATTTCTCATCAAAATCATCAGAGTCTAAACGCTCAATAGTAGTCTTATTTGTTTCATCATCATTATATGAAATAAGAACTCTACCAGCATTTTGAAATCCTGAGAATTTCTCATTGATATTCATCTCAATCTCTTCTTTAACTTCGTCTGTAGGCTGTCCATTATTAAAGTTAATGATAAGATTGCCCATAAATCCATTATGAAGAGAATTTAGATGGAACTCATTAATATTCTTCTCAGTTTCGCAAGATAGGATAGCTGCACCATAAACAGGGACTGGATATACTTTTCTTGTTATATAGCCCTTATTATAAACAACACTTGTAGGATTATCATCTGAATAATTAAATTTTGGATATTTGATAGCTTTAATAGACCAAGCAGACCAATCATCGGCATAATAGAATACTTCATTCTTTTCATCAGAACGAATCTTCATAAAGTCAAGATGATAGATCTCTGAAACTCTACCTAACATATCTCTAATTATTTGTAAAGCATATCCTCCAAAAATCATCTTATCTTTAGATACTTTACGCATAATATCCATAATAGTTTCACCTTTCTTATTTACAGTTACTTCAAATCCTGGTGCATTACATATAACATCATTACCAACAATAAAGTCAGCAGTCCCATTAATGATAGATTGAAGAGTAGCTACATTTAAGTATAAATCCCATAGATATAATGGATAGCGATTATCTTCACCCCAAGAAATCCAATCAGAACCCCTTTTTCTCGATTCTACAGGAAGTACTAAATTTGACACTACAACAGGATCAATTGCACTTAATTGTACTTTTGTTTTATTTTCGCTCATAAGCCATATATTTGTTTTGTTTATCGTATTGGTATTTATTATTCTGATAATCTCCAACTCTTATTAGTCCTGAACTCAATACAGGTATAGGTTTACCAGCAACTAATATCTGTGTTCCTGTAGTAAGAGTATTTTCATAAGTTACCAGAATAACTGGATTACCATATAGCTCTGACTGCATAGGATTATTTACATCTACAATTACTTCAAGTTTATTTGGATTACTAAACAGAATATACTGATATTCACCATCAGGCATATCATCAGATAATGTAATATCAAACTTATAGTAGATATTTTCAGCATAATTCTGATTTTCTAAGTTATATACATAAACTTCTTTAGTAATTGTATTTTGCATTAATAAAGTATAATTCATATTTTACAGCAATTTACATTAGTTTTACATATCTTTTTCTTAAAATATAAACCAATTTACTAATGTATTAAAATAATTAAAGGAGACCTAAGCCTCCTTTAATGTCAAGTTTTTTACTCACTCAAAGTACTAAGAAAAAATAAAAACTGACAAAATTTATGCTGATGCTAAAGTTCAGTTTTTAGATGTAGCTAATGATTTCTGTTCTTCAGTAAGTGCATTATAAACATCTGCTGCAAATGTAATAGTTTGAGATACTTCTCCAGTTAAATCAGCAGCTTTATTTAAAATGTTATCAATAGCTGCACTATTTAACGACTGGAGTAAAGATAAATTTAATTCCACTCTTAAATTTATAATACCTTCCATATCAGTTATTGATGTATTTGGAGATTCCCAACTATAAAAAGGCCAATTATTAAAGGACTGACCTTCATTTACACCTGTTAAATCTCATTCTGGCAAAGTTGTAATTGTATCAGGTAAATAACTATAAGTACCTCCACATTCAAGATTAATAGATGATCCTACTAATTCAAACTTAATATCTGGGAGAGTAGTAATAGTAGATGTTAAATTGGCAAAAGTGGCATTAAACACAACATACGGAGTATCATTTTCTTCATCTCTAATAATTATATGATTGCATACAACATTAGAAGAATTAAACATTTGACTTAAATCATATCAAGCAGTATTAGTTTGTAGTATAATTGTATCTAATGTTAAAGCATTAGCATTAAAACTACTAAACATATTATTGCCATCGCGTATAGTAATTTCCTGTGGGAAATCTATTTGATTTATTTTAGCATTACTCAACATACCCGAACAATCGTAATTTAAACCTGTATTTCACATAGAAAACAGATTTATATATGCATTAGGAGACTGCATATGCGAAAAAAAATTTCTCGTACTTGTAAAATCAGGTAAATCAAAGATAATCTGATTTACTTGATTATCAGTAGGACTAGAATATGCAAATGTTAATCCATAATCATTTAAATTAACCTTTCCTCCACCACCTCCAGAAATCTGTCCTATCTTATCTGCATAGCTTCTAAAGGTATCGGAATCTGATACAGCAACACCTTTAGCTACAATAGCATCTTTAATGGCACTCTTAGTACCTTCAAGATACGTTAATTTATCAGAAATTGTATTTGCCATATTAGATATATTTAAATTTTACCCCTTTATAAGTGTCTGTTCTTCCTTTAAGACAATCTATAACTCTACTATGAGTATACCCATCTATTGATGTTTCAATTGCATTTTTATATGTTTTAACTAGTAAATCATTAATAAATAGCCCTACAGGTTTACTAATTTTATCAATACATCTATTTATTCTAGTTCCATATGTATTATTATACTTTGTATCACATCATTCTAAATTTTCTACCCTATTATCTGTCTTATTTTCATTTATATGGTTAACATATGGTAGATTGTCAGGATTTGGAATAAATGCTTCTGCTACTAGTCTGTGAACTTTAATAGCTTTAGGTTTATCTAAGCCAGATACTAGAATTACATAATTATAGCCATATTTATCTATATGCTGTTTTAGCTTTTTATGTATTTGTTTTCTGGTTCTTCCAATAGAATCTTTAAAAGTCAATGGGTTACTATATACATCTCCTGTAGAAGATACACTATAGTTAGGATAATTTGTTAATACTCTATTCATTTGGAATTTCACCATTAATTGTATCAAGAGTAGTTGAGATAGTTCCGATTTGTGCCTGTAAAGCTTGAATAGCAGCTTCTAATTCTGAAACCTTAGCATTATATACTTCTAATGTTACATAATTAGATAGTTCCGATTTGTCTGCTTTATTTGCATCTAATGTCCCAACTTCCTTATCTAATGCATCAATCTTTAGTCCATCCTCTTCTTGTTTGCTTTCAATAGCTGTAATCTTAGAAGAATTATTTCCAACTTCACTTTCAACAGCTGTAAGCTCTTCTTTAGTAGCAAAATCACTAGTATCAGGAATTTCTGCTTTAGTTGCATAATTACTTAAATCTACAGATAGTTGCAAACCTTCTCCATTTCTATGTAAAGATAGAGGTTGATTAGCTTGGAATACTTCCATCTTAGAAGTTTCTAACTCCTCAACTTCCCCTTTAAGATTAGTAATCTCAGTATTAATTGGAACAAGCTTAGCATCAATAGATTGATCTACTAAAGGAGGAACTTGATCTTCAATACTTTCTGTTACTTTAGTATTAATTAACTCTTCTGCTTTCTCTTCAGAAATGTAATTACCTTTAGGTTGGAATCTTTCATCTGCTTCAATCTTAGTATAAGAACCAACAGGAAGTTGTCCAGATTCAATACCACATTTCTTACTAACATAGAAAGTTTGTGTATTTTTAGTATTCTTAAGTATAATCATAATTATCTAACTTTTATTGATTCCTCATACTCTTTAGAAGCTTTAATAGCTAATTCTTTATATTCAGCATCCTTATCTAAAGAGACTTCTGATAGATGCTCTAAATCGCAACTTAAAGGACAGATACATTCAGTAAATGAACTGTATAATTTAATATCCATTCCTTCTTTATAGTTAGTAAGTATATAACCTTCTTCTGGACTAACTACTTTATATTTTTCTTTAATTTCAATTTTCATAATTATGCAACTCGATTTATACTTCAATTCTTTGAAGCTATTAATGATTTTTGTTCATCTGTTAATTTATCGTATGCAGTAGATTTTAATGAAATACTTGTATTAGAACTTACTGCTGTGCCAATAGATTCTGCTATAGTTTGTAATGAATCTTCAGATAAATTTGGAGATTGTGCAAAGTATAGCAGGCCACCTTCAGTTAAACTCTCTCCCAATCCATTTAAGGCTCCTACAGTTACTAATTCTGGACAAGATGCCGCAAAACTAGTACAATCTGTAACAAGATGACAATCTATTTCTGGTGAAGCTATTAATCTACTACAAGTACTAAACATATAGCTTATATCTGTAATTCCAGTAAAGGTAAAATTACTTGGAATAGTTGTTAGATATAATGCTCTATGAAACATATGATTACAATCTCCTTTAAATGGAATATTAATCGTTATATTATCTATATTAGTAGCTCCATCAGCTGTATCTGCAAATGCCCATTTTGGATCTACTAATACAAGATTTTGAAAATTATTCATTACAGAGAAATCATTATTATCTATTTTTACTCCAATAAATAAATAATTTGCACTTACTTCTTTAGTAGTTGTAGGTATTTTAACATTAGATAAAGTAGCACTATGTATTGTTTGACCCCAAAATTGAGATTCACTAGACCATCTTCCATATGCTTCATTAAGATTAGTAATCTCCTGGTTATTTAGATCAAAATGAGATGTTTTAAAAAACCCTCCTTTTCTACTTAAATCTCCACTATTTAACTTTACATCTGCATATGTTTGAGCAGAACCTATAATACTACAAAGAGGTACACCATCTATATTAAGGGCTAATTCACTTAAATCAGCAGTAAAACTAATTACTGTAGAAGTAAGGCCAGATCCTCTACCCATTCAATCCCTTTGTATATCATTTATAGTTCCATCATAACTGCTAAATACATAACTACAAGGATCAACTATTGTAGTACCTTGAGGAACTGGATTAGCAACTGTAACTATTTGTGGATTACAAGGATTGATAGGCCAGACTTTGGTACTGCCAACATAAATAGCAGTACCTTGTCTGTCACCTACATAAAATGTTTTTAAATCATCTCTAATATTCATATTATTCTACAATTAAATATTGTGTATTAGGATCTTTAGTTGATAAACCATCATATTCTGATTGAGTTAGAACAGTAATAGTATTTATTTGAGGTTGGGTTCCAGTTCCAGCTTCAATATAGTTTCCAGCAGGCTGAATACCTAAATCTGATAAACTCTTATTGCCAGATAACTCAACAGAATTAATCTGAGGTTTATTTGTTAACTGAGTATAATCAGTAGTCCCTCCACCTCCAGATATTTCAAGATTACCTTCTCCTAAAATACTTTCACCATTAATAGTCTTTATATTAGTCCCAGAGACTAATTGCTCCTGATAACTATGATAACTAGTATCTGCTGATACTCCAGTTGGAGTAATAGTAGTTTGAACTACAGTATGATTAGCTGTAGTACTTTCAAAATGGAAAGTAGCTTGAATATTTTCTCCTGAAACAAAACATACTTCTGGAGCTGCTATATCACCATAACCTAGAATATTTACATAATAAATCTCAAATGGTGTTTTATTAGCTATAGCATTCTTAACAGCAGCGAAATCTCCAGAAAGATGAGCAGTGGAATTTATAAATAGAAATGGAATATCAGATCCACTTTCAATTTCTATATTACCTTCTCCAAGTAAAGATTGACTATTGATTGTTTTGATATTAGTTCCACTTACAAGTAAATCTTGCTTAGTAGCCATCTCTTTATCAAGAGAATCAATCTTATCTCCATCTTCTTCTTGTTTTGTTTTAATAATTGATATATCTGAAGTATTAGTTGCTACTTGAGTAGATAAAGATTCTACTACAGAAGAATCTGCTTTACCTGCAAGTTCTGTTTTTGTTGCATAATCTCCTACAGGCTGTTTAGTAGCAAGCTGCTCATCGACATAAGTCTTATCTGCTTTACCTGCTAAATCTCCAGAAACCTCTGCTTCAGTTACAAAGTTAGAATCATTAGTAAGCTCACTAACTTTAGTTGGAATATCACTCTTTAAAGCATAATCTCCTTTATCTTGTTTTGCATCAATCTTACTTTGTAAAGAAGATCTTAGAGTCTCAATTTCCTCATTAACTGAATCGTTAGTTGCATAATCACCAACTGGTTGGTATCCAGATAAATCTACAGATAATTGGGATTTATCTTCATTAAAAGCTAATGGAGCTTGAGGAGTAAATACACCTTGCTTAGCTGCAAGTTTCTCATCTACTTCATCTTTAGTATAACCTTTATTAGTAAGATCAACCTCAGTAACTTTAACAGTCATATTACCATTATTTACTAAGATTGCATTAATAACTACTAATACACCATTATCTTGAAAATAATAGCCATATAAATCAATAGTTTCGGGATGTTCAATAGTTGCAACAGGAATAACTATAATATCACCTTTATATGTAATCTGGCAGAATAAATAGAAGTCCAGATTAGTTCTAATAAAGTCATAGATATGTTTCTGTCTTACAGGATCATTCTCATCTAAATTAAGTAAGAAATGATTCTCAAAAGCAGAGATTACATTATCTATAATAGATATATTCTTTCCTGCTGTAAGCGTTTCCTGTTTTGAAGCTATCTCTTTATTAATAGCTGTATTTAAAGCATCAATTTCAGCTTTGGTATATTTATCTGCTAATTGTGCATATAGAGGACCATTAACAATACCAGCTTGATTAGTCTCTGTATTATATATTGGAAGTTCAACTGCTTCTCCAGTTTGATTACCAAATACAGGAGCTAAAGTAACTTTAGATGGGACTGATTGAATATTAATGGCAGGTACGATTGAAGCTGCTCCAGATAATTCAGTTCCATTTAAAGATGGTTTGTTACGAATAGTATTATAATCTGCAGAAATAGTATTCTCTTCAATTACTATACCATCACCTTGGTTTAATTTATTCTGTTTAGAATTTAATGCACTTTCAGTAGCTTCTTTTGTAAGATAATTATCTTCAACTCATTTTTCAGTAGCATATCCATCTAAGCTACTAATAAACCCACTATCATTAGTTAATTGTGAAGTTTTTGTTGGTATCTCAGATTTATCGGCTTTATTGGCAACTGCATCTAAAATTTCAGTTGTAACCTCTTCTTTAGTTGGATAATCAGCTAATCGTTCAGTTATCTGATTATCAATATTTTCAGCACTTGGAATAGTACTCTTTATTTGCTCTAACTCAGAATTAATAGTAACAATATCTTCAGATGACGCTAATCCCAACTCTTCCGAAGTCATATTACCATTTAACTCAATACTATTGATCTCAGGTTTATCCTGAAGATCAAAATAGCTATTAGTAGCTAACTGAGAACCATCCATAACCTTAACTTCATCATCCTTGTCAATAACAATAACTTTAGTCACATTTGACTTATCTATTGTTTCGACTTCAAGGACATTAAGATAGGGAAGAATTGTCTTTTCAGTTTCGTTTGCCATATTATTTTTCTATAAAATATAAATTATTCATTATGTGGTATATAAACAAAATAAGGGGCAAGTAAATTAATACTCGCCCCTCTTCTGTTGTTAAGCACCTACAACACTTTGAATAGCTTCAGCACTCAACTCATAAGGATATGATTCAGAGTCAGTAGCTAAAGTCAGCGTATAAGCGTTCTGATCACCTTTTGCAGTACCAGTAACACCCGTACCAGCGGAAGCGCTTACATAGTCATCTTTTCCTAAGAACCAGTATTTGCCATTAGAATCTTCTACAACAACTACAAGTTGTCCAATAGAAAGAGCAGCAATCTCGATTCTTTTCTTAGTCTCCATCTTTGTAAATACAAGAGCAAGCTCATTACTTACATAGTTGGTTCCTGCAGTTTCGTCAACGTTCAATGTTGAGGTTAGAGAACCAGTACCTTTGCGGAATTGGTAATTATACCATTTAGCATCTGATTCAAGAGTAATAGCTGAGATTTGATTAGTCTCATCATCTACAGCTACACTCTTAACATTATCGTACTGAGTAATCCATACCTGTTTGATACCACCAAGCGAAGATTCGCAATCCAGGGTAATACCAGCGATAGTTATTAAACAAGCCATATAATTTCAATCTTATTTAAAGTTAAACTCTATTGAAATTAGGCTTTGGCACCAAGAACTACCTCATCAGGGAATGCAACCTGTACGCCAGCGTTAAATTCAATAGCTAATCTAAATTCGCGGAAATCTTGTGAATACCACAATTCAAACTTCTCTTCATCGTTCATCATATCGCAACCATAGAAGAAGTTCTTATCTAACTGACCAGCAACAATCTTATCAGTTCCATTAAGACCATTAACAGCAATAACCTTAACCTGTGAACCAGGAAGCATAATCTCACCGTTAAGATTCTCACCACTATAGTGGTAGTAGTTCTTAGCAACTAACTCCTGGATAAATTTACGGAAGGTATCAGCGCCTACTAAGATAGAAGCACCATCAAGTACTTTCTCAGGAATAGCGTTATAAACAGCCATAATGTCATCGTAAGCAGAAGTACCAGTAATCGTTACATCAACAGTACCAGCAGCATCTTTTAAGATCTTTAACAGACCATCAAAATACTTCAGGTTATTTGTTTCAGAAGCAGTATCACCCTGCCAAATAGCAGTCTCGATAGCAGCCTTAACGTTCTCAACTACTGCATTTACGAAATCCTCTTCAAAAGGAAGCGTCTTCTGACCAGCAGCTACTCGTACTTGATACTGAGTCCAGTATTTAAGCATCTCTTTATCACAATATGCCATATTGATCTTAATATTACCAGTAGCTAGAATTCTCTGAGAAAGAGTCTGAGTTCCAGCTTCATCCCAACCACAAGCTAGGCCATCGCCAAACTGAATAGCAGTTGATAACAGGTTAAGAGCAGCACTAGTTTTGATGTCAGTTTGAAGATTGAACAACGAAGCACTCTTAGCCTTTAATACAGCCTCTTTAATAAGAGGAAGACGTCTCTGCTCTACATAAGCAGTAAGACTAGTCATTACAGGACTATTTGCCATAATTTTATAAATAATTTAATAATTAACCAATAAAGTTTTTAAGCTTTTTATCAATAACAGGATTACCAGTCATTATTGAAGCTTTGCCTTCTATCTGTTCCTCAGCTGAAAATGCAGCACTCATTTTGCTCATCTTTTCAACCGTCTTTTCTGTAGCTTCAGATTTACCCTCTAATTCAGCTACTTTCTTAACAAGCTTATCAACAATGTCATAAAGCTCATTAATTTCGCGATGAATTGCATCAATTGCATCAGTTACAGTTTCTTTGTCACCATCAGTAGCTACTTCAGGATCAACTGGCTCTTCAGCAGTTTCTACCTTGCGTTTTCCACAAGCAGCATCAACTTCTGCTTTAGCTGCTTCTTCTGGATCAACCTCAGCTTTAGGATCAGTTACAGACTCTACTTTACCGTCTTTAACAACAATCGTCTTTCCATCCTCAGTTACATACTCACCGTCCTCAGCAGGTTTGTATTCTCCGTTCTCATCCTGAACATATACATCCATACCAGCGCGTAAGTCTTCATCTGAATCCCAAGTAAGTACTGCCTTATCAGTTTTAATATCACTGAACTTTGCAAGCATTTTAGCCAATTCAAGCTTGATTCTTGTGAATTTGCTCATTTAATTAATAATTTTAATGTTTAACTCTTTTTATCTTCTTAATCATATTAAGGATCTCTTTTATTTCGTCATATTCATCAGACTTTCTCTCTAAAGTAAATAAACCTTCAATTGAGAACCCTTTAAACTTACCAGCTTTAATTGCATCTCAAATAACTTGATTATCTACTTTATAAGTGACAAATAAAGAACCATCAGGAACATCCTGGAATTCAACTGGAGATATTCCTCTATTAATATCCTTTACATAGATTTCTTGTAGAGTAATTCCATTTAAATCAGAATCTTCTAAATGTTCAATATTTACATCTGTAGTTCTCTTATCATACAGCATCTTCTCTGCCATTTTACGAAGAGTTTCCTTATCATACTGTATGTAGTATTCTCCGAGTTTCTCATCTCGTCTGAAAATTGGAGTATCACTTAACATTAAGCAAGATGTTACTAAATGCTTATCTTCATCCATCGAGAACTTCTGAGAATTACTAAAAGCAACCCAGTTAACTTGTGTAGCTGGTTTACTTGTTAAAGCAACATATTCTATTCCATCACAATCATCAGTAATCACTGCCTGAAATAATGGAAGATCATTATAAGTAATTTCCATTTTTATTAATATATAGCACTTTATAAATTTGTAATATTTTTAGAATATCTAATGTAACCTTTTTACTCATATTTTGTAGTTAATAAGAATAAAAAAGTTACACTAAATATTTTTAGAATGAAGCATTAGATTCAGTAACTGCTACCTTAGTTTGAGCTGAAGTAATGTCAGATTCAACAACATAACACTTAACAGGTTCATTTAAAAGGTCAGTTTCTTTATCTCCAAGTAAGTTTCGAGTATATTCAACAGGAGCTGTATTTAAAGCAGCTGGTGCTGCCACTGCTGCAGATGCTCCACTCACTCCACTTGCACCTGATTCATCTACTTCTCAAATCTTTTTAACATTTGCAATACCTGCAACTACTGCGGCTGCAGCTGCAGCAATACCTAAAGCAGGACCTACAATAGGAATTCCTGCCATAGCAGAGTATGCGCTATTTGCTGCTGAATAAGTGTCAATTAAAGCTTGTGCAGTAGCAAATCCTTTTCCAACTTTACTCTCTTCTCCCCAAATACTTGCCATACTTCCTGCAATGCTTGAAGCTACAGATAAAGTTCCCTGTAAAGCTTGCTGTCTTGCTTTTTGAAGATTTTGATAAGCCTGAGTATTTGCCTGTTCATTAGCTAATTGAGCATCTGATAAGGCCATATTATTCTCAGTAAGAGTTCTTTGAATTTCCTCTTTTTGTTCAGCAGTTAATTGTTCATTCATTAATTGCTGATTTAATAAGGCATTCTCTTGCTCTATTCTACCTTGAGTTAATGAGAGTAAGTTGTTATTGTATTCAATTTGAGCATTGTATTGATTCTCTAAGTCCTCTCTACTCTGATATGTAAATTTATAACCAGTCCCTTCATAATCTCCAGCCAATCCAAATGCTTTCGATATACCTTGAGTATAAGTAGTCTGAAAGGTCTGCTCTCTTGGCTCTCTCAAATTACTTGTAGAAGATAAATCTCTAATCCTTTTTAATTCAGACTGTAGATCATTCCAAGCTTTATCTGCATCTGCTTTACGCTTAGCTTCTTCATCAGCTCTAGCTTTATCTCTAATCTTTTTAAGTTCTTCCTGATGCCAAGCTTCTACCTCTTCAATTCCCCTATTATACTTAATAGCTAATGCTAATAGTCTAATATATTCATCTTCAAGTTCATCTACTGGGTCTTTATCCTCTAATCTCTTTTGAAGCCATTCATCAAATTCATTTATTACCTTCTTAGCTTCAGTAGTGTTCTTTGTAATAGTTGGAATATTAAAGAACCCACCATACTTTTTATTAGTATCTGCTACATCCTCAAATAGCTTTTTAAGCCTTTTCTCAATGTCTTTATTTAAATCATCCAACTGTTTATAAGTATTCTCTTTATTTTGCTTTGTATACTCATAAATTGTATTTGAATAATCTTTTCAGAACATTGCTGTAGCTTTAAAAGCCTGCCAAGCAGATACCTCTCCAAAACTTGTATCAGAAATTTGATTCTCCAGTTCAGTACGTTTGTTTAAATACTCCTCATAAAGCTTAATTGCAGCCTGTTCAATAGCCTGAGCTTTTGCTCTTGCAGTTAATGCTTCTACATAATTACCAGTATTATTTACAAACGCATCTTCTGCAGTCTTTACATCAGTGATATTTAAACCAGTCTCTTTAATCTTATCTGAATATTGCTCTATAAACTTACGCTTAGCATCTGCAGAATCTCCAACCCTTTCGTAAGCTATTTGGAGCTCTCTAAAGATAGCTATAGATTTAGAAGCAATCTGATTAGTAGTATCTGTAATAGACTTTCTAAATTCAGCAGCCTCCTTTTCAGCTGATTTTATTGAGGATATATACTCTATTATCTTATTAATAGCTACTCCAATAGCTGTAGCTAATGCAATTCATACAGTTACATTACCAATAGTTTTAAGTGCAGTTTTAACTTTACCTACTCCAGAAGCAGCTTGTTCTGAAGCTTCAGCCATTGCTTTCTGAGCCTCTGCTCCTTTTCGCAAAGTTGGAATGCCTTTTTCTACATTTTCCTTTAATTCAGCAAGATCTACACCTAAACGTTTAGCAGCTTTCTGCATTCTCTCTGCTGGAGTTCCAGTCTCTTTTGCTGCTTCCTTTAAAAATTCAGCAACTGTAGTAAATGTAGGTTTTACTTCTTTAAAAGACTTTTTTGCAGTTTCTCCTAATTTACCTATAATTGGAATCGTATTAGATACACTCTTATTAGAAGCAGATATTTCAGCAGGAGTTCCAAGCATACCCTGAACCATTCCACCTCTGAGATTAATATTGGTGCCTTCTAAATCCTTGACTACTTTAGAGATATTACCTAATTCAGTTCCAACATTACCAACAGATGTGCCAATGCCATTAAGCTTAGATGTATCAATCTGATTAAGGTTTTTGGCAGCATTATTCAATCCTGTATTAAATGGGGAAATAAAATCAGTTAATTTCTTAAACCAATTACCTAAAGTGGGTAATTCTTCTAATAAATCTTTTATACCTCCCACACCTTGAACTAAAGCAATAGTAGATTGTAACTTAACCATTACTTTATTTAAATCTTCTGATTCTTTCCCAAATAAAGTAATAGCAGCAGTTGCAGCACCATATCCACTAGCTAAGCCAGTGGATATTTTAGCTACACTTTCAAATCTTTGAGCAGTAGTTCTCGAAGATCTTGCTATCTGCTCATTAATTTTATTGAACTCTGATTGTCTTTTACCTAGTAATGCAAGAGTTTCATTATATTCCTTAGTACCAATCTCTAAATCATTCAGAGAACTAGATAATGCGTCAATATCTTTCTTTAAAGAGTTTATTGACTTATTACTTGACTTAGTATCAATACTAATTACTTTTTTAATTTCTGTTTGTGCCATTAGATTGTAATATTTTTAACAGTATCTTCTGTTAGTGTTAAATTCTCTGTATATTTAATTGTTCCTGTTGGTCCGTCAGATACTCTAAATAAAAATTGAACTCCATTTTGAGCATATATTCTATAACTTCCATCATCTCTCATATAAGTGACATTTAAGAAATTATCATTTTCAGTTAGAATCTGATTAACGCCAGAAGGAATACCTCCAGTAGAAGTTTGAAGCTTTCCTGTAATAAGAATAGCTTTATTTGGGTCTGGAGTTTGAGTAAACATACATTGAGGGCCATTTATACTTCCTTGTTTATAAAGACTAAAGTAGAAACTTCTTTGGTCATATTTAGTATTCTCATTATAAGTAACTGTTAATTCTGTTTCTCCAGGTTGCCCAGATTCAGGTGTAATGCTTACAATTTCATTTGGACTATATCATCCTAATTCTCAAGGAATATTAGAAGTAACTGTAATCTTTTTAGTCCCAGCTTTATAATCTACAACTGGATCTGAATCATCAAATGATATATATTCATCTAGATTTTGAACTCCAGCTAAATAACTATTAATATCTTGAACTTTAATAAATTCACATCTAACTGTAGAATCTGAATTAATATCATAAGCATCAATCTTATTAAGTACCCAGTAAGAATCTTCAAAATAATAGAACTGTCTAAGTAAATCATATTTAACATCTAAATTATCCAATCTTACAAAGCAGGTAACTTTTTTAGTATTTACATCAAATTGATCATTATAAAATTCACTCCAGAATCTACTATAAATAGTACTTCCGATATTATAAGTTATATCATCAATATAAATCTCTTGTGGTAATCCAAAATCTCAAGAAGCAGTAACATTAGAGGACGAAACGGTATACCTTGTAAATTGAGGTAATACAGTTCTCTTTATAGCAATTTTATTCCCACTAATATCTTTCTCACTTTTAGTAGATATATAACACATTTCCTGATCATTTAATATGTTCATTTCTGTAAGATCATCTGTAATTCAATATGTTACTTCATTTCCTTTTACATCAGTTAAAGGAACATTACCGTTAAAGAATACTAGGGATTGAGAGATATCCTCTAAAGATTCCTCATTACCATCAATTGAGAAAAATACATTTTTGGCAAATATATCATTACCTGCGATTTTATATCATTCTGTGGTTTTAGAGGGATCTATAAAATTAGCTCCGTATAACTCTTGATCTATAGTCTTAAGTTCAGTAGTGCTATTATTAAATAATGTATAGGTAATATTATCATTCATAAATGCAGGAACTACAAGGGAAGAAGAATTGTAAAAATTTCTAAAATATTTATTTCTCCATCTTGCAGAAACTATATTTTCATATATATTATCACTATACAGTTCAGTTGTTTCAGAATTAAAATTATAACCAGTATTTAATCTTTGTTGACCATATAATATAGAATATTCCTTATTGTATTTTTTATAAAAATAAGTTTCTGGACCTTCAGAACTCATTCTATATCACTTCTTATCAAATAATATTGGATTTACATTGAAATCTTTAGAATAATCTATTCTCTTACTCCAATCAGAGATTATATTCTTAAAGAAATTATTTCTAGTATATATTCTAATTGTTTTACTATCAATATCTTTTGTAAAATATAACCCAAATAGTTTTGCATAACTCAATAAGTAATCAGCAGGAGATTGTTCTGTTTTTAATAATAATTTTTTAGTTAATAATGCATTACTTTGAAGTACCTCTGTAGAAGTAGTAATTTCAATGGGAGAAGTAAGATCTACTATAAGATCTCCTTTTGGAATAGCTTGGTAATCCTCTCCTCTTTCTATTACTTCACTTAATAATCCAGTAGGGCTAACACTATTTCCAGTAGATCATACAACATTAAGTTTAATTTTAATTTTATTAATTGGAATTTTAAAATTTGTAATATTAATAACAAAATCATTAGTTAATGAAGAAGTATCATAAAATACATTATTTTGAAAATACCCAAAATGATTAACCCCATTAGCTATAGGATGTGAGTAGGTTCCTGAATTTGTAAATCTATGTATTTCAGAAGTATAAATAGTATCATCTACTTCATTAGTAATTGTTAGCCAAACATCAGCGTATCCTCTATATGCTGAATAAAAAGGAGGAGCAGAGGAGCTAAAATACCTTCTAAATCCAAAAAAATATCTATCCCCAACATTTCCTGCAGTTCGATTAAACTTTAACTTAAAATAAAAAGTTGTAGAAAGGCTTTTTCTAAATCCAGCCTCACTTAAATCAATTATTCCAGAATCGTAAACAATATCAGGTGATGCAATGGATAATTTTAAAGGACTTGATGTAGATTCTCCTTTATTTATACCTACCTGATAATTATATTTACTATCTTCTACTAAAAAGCCAGATTCTGTTACATCTTCTTCGTCACTTACTAGATTAGATAATAAAGGTAAAGCTACAAAGGATTTACTTCAATACGGATTATTTCAATTAAAAAATGAAGGATCAAATACTACATCATATCCAGAATTCTCTTTTCTACAGATAGTTTCAATTAACTTACTCAATTTTAAAGCTGGCCTCTGCATATAACTTCTAAGATCTCTCATCTCCCATTCTGTATATGCTCTATTTAATTTAGCTAATCCATATCCATTATAAGGTGTATATGTAACTCCTGAATCTGTCTTACTAGTAGGAAATATACTATTTTCATTAGTATTTATTAAACAACTTTCATTATCAAAATCTTCATATAAACCATTATATGCTGGAATAAATGTCAAATAATCATATATTTGACTTCCTTCATTCGTTTTACTTCAGTCAAAACAAGTATTTACAAAATCTTTGTTAATATAAAAATTAAGTTCAGTATCAGCAGGAAGTGTATTTCCATCTTCATCAGTTACAAAGTATTGTAAATCAGCAAGAGTCCTAATAGTACCATCTTCTTTATATTTAAGTCCATAGAAGAAATCTCCTAATCCTCCATATAAAGTAATATTATAAGTAATGACAGCTTGTTTTATAGATATGCTATTTAATTGCATATATCCAGATTCAACTAAATAGCCATTATTATAAATTCCAAAATCAACTCGTTTTGAAGGATCAAAATATACTCCAGAGAAATTACCTTCTTTTATATGGAGAAATCTATCTAACTTATAAATCTCTCCAAAAATCTTATTATTATTTTTGTCTCCTGGAATGCTTATAGTCTTACTGAATGAATTTTTTACTATTGTTGGATTCTGAAAATCTTCTACAGTATAAGTCATTGGTAATGATATGCCTTCAGAACAATGTACTTCTTTTCCTGCAATAAATAATTTAATATTTTTACGCATATTTTCAAATATATCCTTTATGTTGTGAAATATTACCAATACAACACTGTCCTATATTTTGGGGAACAAACCCATATTTTTTAGTATCAGCAATTGAATTTCATCTCTTTATAAAAGTGCCATCTAAGCTTTCCTGTATTACAGGTTTTTTATTATTATTTAATCTATTTCCATAAGTAACATTATATTGAGCTGTACATCATTCTAAATTATCAACCCTATTATCCTCCTTTATCTCATTTATATGATTTACTTGTGGTAAGTTTTCTACGTTTGGAATAAACGCTTCTGCAACTAATCTATGAATATTGAATCACTTGCCAGACTTATTCTTTCACAATTGAACTTTTGTATATCCAGCTGGAGTATATCCACTCTTCAGTTCTTTATTGTTTTTTATAGAGAAGACTTTACCAGTATTACTTATCTGGTAAAGTCCCTCATATCCTTTAATGTCTTTATATACTTCCATAATTATTTACGATAAGTATCTTGAGAAGCTTCTACATTAATTGTATAATAGAACTTGTTTTTACCTTGATTAGTATAAGTTTTATATTCGCAATTTGTATCAGTAATCAATACTGGAGTGATAGTATTATCTTTAAGATTATGCAAATATACTTTAGTACTCTCAATTAGATTAAACATCTTAGAAGCTTGAATATCATTTAAATAACCAGTATAAAGAACCCAGCTTGAAGTTATAGTATTCAAATACTTATTTCTTGCAAACTCTTGTGATGTATTTAATACCTTACGAGTATATGTTTCAGATTTAATCTCATCATTCTTTTTAACATTACCCTCAACAAGTAATGAATCCCATCCACCTGCTGAATTAGTATAATATAATACATAATCTTTACCTGTAGTATCTATATCATATCTAATCTGTCTATCACTAATATTTCCACCTTCTACAAATCCTACTATTAAATAGCTTCCACAAGGCCATAATTTATTACTTAAATCTTCTGTATATGTATATCCATTAATTCCAGAATTTAAACTAATATCCATAGCAGATTGTACTCCATCTATATAAAAGAATCTATTAATAACTCCAGTTCCAGTTGGTAGAATTCAACTTGATACTAAATACTGCCTTGGATCAACTAAACCAGTAATAGGATCACTTAACATAGTGCCTTTAGTTAGATCTCTATCTTTATAACTCCAGTCATTGAAGAAAGTAATTGGTTTTTCATTTCCACTAGATGTTATCAAAGTAAATGGTTTCAAATATTCTGGAGATATTATAGTTTTAGAAGTATTAAATATAATTCCATTAGATAGATAATTTTCAGCTACATTATTTAATAGAAACTCTACTCTATCTGTTTCAGGATATTTATAAGCCTTGCCAGCATAAACCATATCTCCTGCATAATCTAGATGATATTCAATAAAATCTGAACTGATTATCTCATTCCAAACATAATCTTTCCAAATAGGAGATATATCAGATTTAACAGATTGTGTAATATTAATAGATAAATTAATAATACTTGAACTATTCTTTATAACAGATACTCCAATAGTTGCTTGTCTAGAAGATAAACCTGAATTTTCTGCAATGTTCAAACTAATAGTTGCTACACCTTGAGGATTCACAGAGAACTTCTGACCACTAATCCAACCTACAGGAATACTAAATACAACATCATCTAAGTTATTTGAGCCTGTACCAATTATATTTAATGTAGATGCAGTTCAACTTACTTCATAATTAGTATTAGGAATCATTAAAGATGTTGCAGCTTGTTTAATTGGAACTGTAGCTTCAAGAGTATAACCTCCAGAAGTTGTTGCAGTAACCATTGCACTAAACTCTAAATTATTAGTAGTTTTATTCTCTGGAACAGTTAATACAAAATAGTTATCAACAATATCCTTTTTAATATTACTAGCTTGAGGGCAGGTAACATTAAATGAGGTAATTGTTTCTTCTGCTTTAGTTGTACTTAAATGGAATTCTTCAGTAACAAAAGCAGATGCTCCATAAGTTCCAGATGAAGGAGTTACTACTAGCTTTAAATCTTCTGGAGTATTACTTTTTTCAATTTTAAAGCCATAACTATAACTAATAAATTTATTAGTGTCATAATAAGCTCCTAATTGGATAGTTCCAGTTAAATCTGTATTCCATTGAGTATTAGCTCTTACTGTGAATTTAAACTTAATAGAGCAAGAATCCCATTCTAATACCTCAACACTCACTAAAGCAGTAGCATTTACTACATCACAAGTTCATTTAATAATATCTGCTCTACTTAATATATATTCAACAGTATAAGTACCTCCAGTATTGGGTACTGTTATACTGCTATTTGCAGGATAATATCCAGGAGCTTGACTATGAAGATAAACTGGCATAGTATCTTCTAATTGAGCAGTAGTCAGTCCTTTTGGGTATAATCTAAATATTGTAGAAGAGTCTGTTGTAATAGTTGAGGGATTTGTAAAGTTAATAGTACAACCACTTGTACTTGCATTAGAAATAGTAACATCTAATGGACCCTCTTCTGAATAGTCATCTCCTCATAGCCAATAATCATATACTCCTGTAAGACCTCATCCTGGATTTTCCCATTTAACAGGATATGTTCCTGTACTTCTTGGTATTCCTAATTTACTTGGTATAAATGTCATTTTTAAAAGTCTTTAAATAAATAATAATCTACTTGTCCTTGTAAGTCTTTAGTTATAGCATCATCAAGAAGTTCCATATAGTTGTTCTCTATATATTCTAGAGTATTAGCAAGTGGATGTTTTCCTTGAGTTCCTTGAAGATGTATCTTTCTTCCAATTAAATATGCAAGTTGATCTACAGTAGGTAACTTGCCATTATAAGGTCTTGGAATTACTGGCTTAGTTTTAATCCAACTCTTTATATCAGATAATGGAGGAAATTTACCAGCAGCTCTGCCTTCTTCAACATATTCTCAATAATCTAATAAGCTAAAATTAACCTCATAGTCTCCATCCTGAGTCTCAACTATATAGTTTAAACTATTACCTAATGCTCCAGTGTCATCAGATCTGGTTTTAACTAATTCCTGTCTATAAAGAGAAATTATAAGATCTCCTCACTTCCTTAATAGCTCACTTAAATTTGAGAACTTTAATTCTTGAATATTCATTTTTGTTAAAATATATTATTTTATATATTAGTAGCTAATGAAAATAGGGAGGTTTACTCCCTATTTTATATGTAACTTTTTTATATTATCTTAGTACCAAATATGAGTAAAAAAGTTACAGTTAATGTTTTCTTTTTCATTCTTCAATCTGTCTATTTTCTTCATTAGCTTTATCTATAACATAGCATATAAGATTCAGGAACTCTTTAATCTGCATATCATATATCTGATGCCAATTAAATCTGGTAACTTCACTTACCTTATCTATTCAGATAATTCAGCTTCATTTTTGAGTAAAAGGATTAATCGTCTCGTCTGTATTAAGCTCTTCAGAAGTTTCCTCCTTTCCAGTTTGTCCTTGGTTTTCCTTAGTCTCTTCTTCATCTCCCTTTCCGAAGAGTGTAGGGTACTCAGCGTTGATACTTGCAATAAGTTTACAAAAAAAAACATTATGTCTGAAAATATATCTATTGTTAGATGAGTATTTAAGAATTCTGCCTCATCAATAGGGTCATAATCTTCTCCATACTTCTTTCCATTAGGTAGTAAGAAACAAGCTGCTAGATTAGGCATAAAATCATCATACTGCTTATAAAAATTCTGAAAGTCAATATATTGACTGGCCGTCATCTTATTAACATTAAAAAAGACTTTATATTCTTTATTTCCAATATTATAAGTAGTTTCTGGGGTTTTTGGCTTATATGGAGTCTCTATAAATTTAAGATTATTTATAAATTCTTGCAGCTTGTTTACTTCCATATTAGTTATATCTTCCATAGGTATATCACTAAGTACAGATACCATAGCTAAATTCATATCTAATTCATTTTCCCAGTCTTTTCGTATTATCTCAAACAGTCTTTTATAATGAGATAAATCCATTTCATTCCAATTCTTTATCATTATTTAATTGCAATATTATAAGTTCCTTTATTTGTATTTAAAGCATCATAAGCTAACATTAAAGATATACAAGTATCATCATTAAATCCAGATGGAGCATTATAACTAACATTTCCAGTCTTTGGATTATAACTGGCTTCATATAGTCTTAATTCATTTAATAGTTTATCATCCTTTAAAATACCAATCTTTTCGTTTTCTAATGCAGCTTGTAGCTTATTTACAATAGCTGCCTTAGACTTATTAGTAGTTAAAAACTTAACTATCCGTAATTTAGGATTCCTTTTTACAAGAATATCATAAAACACTGAACCTATTGAGTTTTGTTCAACTTGAACTATCTTTATAAATCCCTGATACTCAGTGAATATATTTGTCAGTAAATCAACTTGTTCTGTTGGAGTTTTGTCGTTAAAATACTTTATAAAGACCATCTGCCCATTTTCATTTAAAGCTGTAATACAAGTATAGTCTTTACCAGAACCAGTAGCCCAGTCAACTCCAATATAGAGATTATGATATTCAGGTTTTTTATCAATTATACAGTTAGCTATATTATTAAATAGGCAACCATCATCATCTGCAAACTCTCCAAGATATTCAGTTCTAAATTTATTTTTGGAGGTTGTAAGGCGATACATTTCAAGTTTATCCTCACTTAACAGCATAGAAGTATCTTCTAATGCTCAATCAAAGGATTGATAATATTTACTAAAATTACCATCAAAGCCCTTTTTAAAGCATTCATAAAAGAATCCTTCTCTAAACCTTGGAGTACTAATTATAAGTATTGGAGCATTCCATACATCAGCGATAGGTGTTAAAATTTCGTATACTTCATCTGATATATAAGCAGCTTCGTCAATTACTAATATTCCACTAACTGTAAATCCTCGTAATGAATCTTTTTGCTCAGCAGATTTAAATAGTATTTCACTCCCATTAGTAAATTCAATCTCAAGCAAAGATTCATTCTTTTTCTTAATAATATCTGTGCCATCTAATGCCTTTACTAACTCTTTAAATATCTTTCTGGAGTTAGTAAGAGTTGGTTCAACAATACAGCTAATACTTCCAGGATAGTTAATTGAAAATCGTAATAGTTCATTTTCTGCCATAAAGGATTTACCACATTGTCTCTTTGCTTTTACAGTAAATATTTTTCCAGACCTATAAGAGTGCTCTAAAGCAGTATGTACCTTTAATTGATAGATAAATGGGCTATATCCTTTATATATTTTTGTCATTGTTAATTGGATCTCCAAATTTAAACTGGACTTCATTATTCTGAATAGCTACAATAGTCTCAGGTTGATTTAATCCAAACATACTATTTATAGTCTTAATAATCTCATTTGCAGCTCTAATATCTCCCTTACTAATAGCAGTATCCAGTAATGATTCCAATCTTGATAATTGTATATGTCTAAGATTTTTTATAAGGTTATCATTCTTTTCAGCAATTATCTTATAAGCTTCTCCAATATATCTTGCAGCCGTTGATTGGCTTACATTATATTTACTTTGAAGTTCTTCACTTACTTTATTCCTTGACCATCCTTTGTTAAATAACCTTGCAGCATAAAGATATTTAGTCTTTACTTCGTCTATTTGTTCCTTTTCTACCTCTGCCTTTTTCGGTCTCCCTGTTTTCTTCGGCAGTTCCTGATTCTTTACTTTCATTTTCCTTTAGTCTTTCTTGATATTCAAAATAGATTGGGGCAATCCTCTTTATAAGATTAAGTATACAAGTAGCACAAGCTACGCTCATTCTATATTCTTGTTCAATTAAACATTCATAAATCTCTTTAAGCTTAATTACATCCTGCTTTTGTACATTTCTGCAATAATTAGACTTAGTTGCAGTTACAAATCTATCTTCAAATCCTCTTAAATATTTAAACTGCTCTTCTGTTAATTGTTTCATAATTAGCACTTTTTAGTATAAGTAAATATAGAAATTAACTTTCCATTCTTGTAGTGATAAATAACTTCTGTTTCCATAAAATATAATTTTTAATTAATAAGTTTGTATATAACATCTATCAGCTTAGTAGATGCATCTTTTAATAATATCATAATATCTTTAATTAAGTCGTTATAGTATGCAACTAGCAATACTAATAATAAGTTCGGCAAACTAAACCCAAATCAAAATAAACTAATTATACCAATTCAGGTGCCTAAACACCAACTACACACCCAAGGCTTAATCATTCAATCTTCATTAAATGGTAATCCTCTATATAAGTAATTTCATAATCTTTTCCTTATAGGAATATCAATTCCTGACATAGTATATATAACTATAACAGTATTAATTATTAAAATACTTCCAAATAAACCCATAACAATGTTTCCAATTTACTTTGTTCCTACAAAACTTGGAAATGGTTCCATTATCATATCCCAAGCATCTTTTTATTTCTCTTATAGAATCTCATACTTTAATTAGGTTGCCATCTAAGTCATACTGAGCTACTTTTTTAGCAAGTGGGCCATTTGTTAATTTTTCAACAACTTTCTTAGTATGAGTGCCATAATTTAAATTATACTTAGCAGTACACCACTCCAGATTTTCAACTCTATTGTTTAACTTATTTTCGTCAATATGGTTTACTTGAGGTAAATTATTTGGATTTGATATAAACGTTTCAGCTACTAATCTATTCACTCTAAAATTATATGTTTTGGAATGCAGTGAAATCACAATATAACTATATTCTCTAGTAATGTATTGTTTTATAATCTTACTTGAGTAATTATATTCTCTGCCATCCTTATATTTGACTACCCTTTGCATAGTTCTAACTCTACCAAGAGTACTTACTTCAAAAGGAAAATCCTTGTATTGTTTCCATTCTTCTAACATATCCTTCCACATATTTTATTTCTAATATTACTTATACACCTTGCTATGGTAGTATGACTAATTCCTAATATTCTTCCCACTTCTCTATAACTGTGATATTCAGCATATAATATGATTACTGTCTTATCTGCCTTATTAAGCTCAAGTCATTTTGGATATATACTTAATAGTCTATCATCCATATTTGTAAACATACTATAGTCTATTTCATACTCAGTAAGTAAATCGTCAATATTAATCTTCCGTTTCATTTAATCAATCCTCCAATTCGTCATTTTGTTGTTCAAGTGGTTCTTTAACAATCTCATAATATTTCTTATAAGTATAGTAATATCTACTTGTTTTACTAAACCAATAATTCTTAAATAATCTTGTAATCCAAAATTTCAATTCATTTTTACTATCAAGCTGATTTAATTTTGGATTTGAATACTCTAGTATTTCTACAAAAATCATTTGAACACAGTCATCATCTGCACCAAATTTTTGCTTAAGTTCCATAATAAATGGATAGTACTTTTCTACAATTTCGTTATTACTCATATGTTCACATATATCCTCCTGCTGTTTTTCGCTGCCCTTTAAGAACCTTTACAATATTTCTAGATTGTATATTTAGTTCTCTCTCAGCATCTATTGCTGAATCCCATCTTTTAATAACTATTCCATTTAGTAATTGCAGTATTGGTTTCTTATGACTATATCCAGCTCGCAGATTATGAGTTCCATAATTATTATTATAATTATAAGTACACCATTCTAAATTACTTACATTATTATTTGATTTATTTTCATCCTTATGATTTATACAAGGATAGTTATTCGGATTAGATATAAAAGTTTCAGCTACT